CAGCCCACCCAGCAGACTCTTGGCGGTACCACCAACGACGTCCCGAACCCACCCGCCGCCGGGAATCCGGTCGATCAGGCCGTTGATTGGTCTGGCGATCAGCCGAGCCGGATCAGACACCGCATTCCACAGATCACCAGCGAAGTCAAGTAGCCCACCATTTGCGAATGCCAACCCACCAGAACCATCGCCGGGGAACCTCGCGGCACTTTTCCCGATCAGCCGGTCGAAGAACCCAACACCGTACTCCTTCACGGTGTCCTCGGGAATGATGTATTCGCCGTTGCTCACCCTGATTTTTGGGCCACCGATAACCTGGGCGAGGATGCTGTCAGAGGTGCCGGTTCCTTGGCCTCGGATCAGGCCACCAGTGGCGAACCCACTCGGCAGGCCGATGTGTACGTTGTCTGGTTTGACGTTGAAGAGTTTGGCCAGCTTGTTGTACCCAGCGAGCAGGCCGTTGTTGAGGACGGTTTCTACAACAAATCGCACTGGTGCTTTCGCTGCATCACGGATACCGCTCCATGCCTGCGATATTGCCGATACCCCAGCACGGAACGCTGGCGCAACGTGATCTTTGATGAAGTTCCCGAGCATCACAAAGATCGGCTTGATGCGTTCCCACGCCAAGCTGATAATGGATGTGATCCCATTCCACAGCGGCTCAAGGACCGTACGCCACAGCCACGTGAATATCATGGCCAACGCCTTGATGCCAATTTGGATCAATCCGAAAACAACCTGAATTGCAGCCCACGCGATACTGATCGCTATCTGTATTCCCTGCCACGCCGGAACGATGATGTTCTGCCACAGCACCATGAAGATCGGAATCAGGAACTCTGATATGACAAACCAAATCGCATTCAAAATCGGCTGAATAACCGACCACGCGAAACTGATAACCGCAACGATCGCAGACCAAACCGGCTGAATACCATACTGCCACAAATTCAGAAAAGCCGGAACCAGAACCTGTGTCACAACAAACGAAATCGCATCAAATACCGGCTTAATGACGTTGCTCCACGCCCAAGCCGACGCGGTCTTGATAGCCTCCCACGCTGCGATCACAGCATTCCGGAAACCATCCCAGTTCTGCCACGCATACACCACCACCCCAACCAAGGCAGCGACAGCGGCAGCAATGAGACCAACCACCAAAACCGTCGTGTTAGCGGCAATCGCAATAACATTCACCGCCACGGCAACCGCGCCAGCAACAGCCAGGACCGCGCCAACGACGAAACCGAGCGTGCCAGGATCCAACGAAGCGAGCCACCCCACGAACGACGTGGTCAGCTCAAGCATCATCTGACCCAGTGGCGCAAACGCTATCAGTAGCTTCAACGCGACGATGGCAAGGTTTCCGAGCAGACTGACCAGCATCGGAGCATTCGTCGTGACGTAGTCGATGAATTTCTGGAACCCAGCGTTCGACGTGAGGCTAGTGCCGAATTCCATGAATCGCTGAGACAGTTGCAGCAGGTACTGCCCAATCATTGGTGCCAGGGGTGCGAACGCCAACATGATCCCAGCAAAGCCCTTGGCGACATTCAGAAGTGTCGGTGCCATGAGCCGCAGGACCGGTACCGCGACCGCCGTCATCTGGTTGAAGAAGTCCACCCAGAACGGGTCCGCCAACGCCTTCCCTGCCTGCGCGAACAACTCACCCATCACCCCGGCGAGAATGCCAATGTTCGCCGACACCGACGGAAGTATCGGCAACATGGCCCGAATCCCGGCCTCGATCCCGGGAAACAGCGCGGTTTCGGCTACCCCCCGCAACTGCTCAAAAATTGGCTTCAGGGAGTACAGGAACAGTGCGAACCGCTGCCCGACCGGTGACAAACCGGCCATGGCCAACGCAACCTTGTCCACCCCACCGGCGGCACCACCAGCGGCGGAAACAGCAGCCACCTCACCGGCACGCTGAGCGGCGGCGACCTGGCGGAGCGCCTGCTCAACCTGCAGATTTGCTTGCGCAATAGTACGGCGGGCCTCAACGACCTGATCAGATCCTTCAATACCGGCGCGCTGAGAACGCTGCTGCTCGGCGGCGAGCCTTCCATGCTGCAAAGCGAGATCTGCAACTTGCTGCTTGGCTTTGTCCAAGGCCAGCTGTGCCTTCACCCGCTCTCGATCAGCAGCCTCCGTATCAGCCTTAGGTGCGGACCCTGCCGACCACACCCCAGTGTCTGGCGTAGAGGTGCCAGCCTTGCCCAACGCCAGCCGGGCCTCTTCCAGCTCGATGGCGGCATCGCGTTGAGCCAGCAGGTTGTTCGCCAGCTGGCTGGCAAGATCTTCATCAGCCTGGCGGGCAGCCCTCCGAGCCGCAGTCAACCCCTCCTGGGCGTGTCGCGCACGCTCCTGCGCTGACCTGAGCGCGTCTTCGGCGTTACGTACCTGGTCAGCCGTAGACGCCAACCTCGACTGCTGACTGGCCAGAGTGGCGGCGGACGGCCCAGCCTTGCCCTCCGCCTGCGCCATGGCCTGAACCGCGCCGATCACACCAGAGAAGCCCAACGCGAGGACCCCGAGCCCGCCAGCGGCAGCCATCGCCGCAGGGCCGATCGCACCAATCGCCGCTACCGCGACAGCAGCCGCCGGGACGATCATCGTGCCCATTGACGCACCCACGCCGATCAGGGCACCAATGCCGCCCTGGGCGACGGCGGACGCCCCACCCAGGGCGGCCATCTGAGCCACGGCGGCCCCGGTGTCAACATCCACTTCGACGTCAACATCCTTGCCGTCCAGCTTGGCGACCTCAGTGCTGACCGCAGAGAGCTTCGCCGACGCTGCGGCGGTGTCCGCCCGGACCTGCACATCGGGGGAATCCGTGGCGAGCTGGGTGAGCTCACGCTGGATCCGGTCCACCTCAGCCAACGCCACGGTGGAGTCGATGTTGACGCCGATTTCCTTGCTGGACAGGTCCCGCAACTGACTCTGAAGGTCCTTGAGTTTCTGTTCGGCCTCAGTGGCAGCAACGCCGATCTTCAGCGGGGGTAGTGCCCTGATCGCGGCCTGAATCTTGCTGCGGACGATACGGTCGAACTCGCCCGCGTAGGCTTCACCAGCACGTTTGCCACCCTCGCTAGCTGGGCGACTACCACCCCCGCCACTGAAGCCCTTCCCGAGGCCCTCACTGATACTCGCCGCGATCTGCTGAGAGATCCGCCTACCGATCGCCTCGCCGACCTTCGCCGCTTTCGGCTCGACCTGCTTGGCGAGCTTCGACTCAAACTTTGATCCATCTGGTTCGATGTCTACATAAACCTTGCCGCCGTCAACTCCGTCCATCGGCGCCACCAGCAGCCTCCCCGCGGTCTTTGGCGTGCTGGTCACGCAGCTGCTGGAGATATGCGGCACCCTCTGCGGTGAGCCGACGGCGACGCTTGCCAACCCCCGGCCTCGGCAGAGGCTTCGGAGGCTGAGACTTCCCGCCGTTCGCGACGACCGTGACGTGGATCAGCTGCCGCACCGCATCCACCAGTGCGGCGGTGAGCAACTCCTGGTGGGACCACTGACCATCCCCGTCAGGGGCCTGCTTGGTGAGCTGGTCCAGCTCCTGTGGGGTGAGCGCATCACGGGCGGCGGTTTTCGTAGCCGACTCCGGCGGCAACCGGTCGATCAGCACCTTGAGGCGCCGCCACGTCAGCCGGGAACTACCACCACCCGGACGCCACAGATCCCGCATGTCCAGGCGGTAGTGGAAGGCGAGGTCACCCTCTAGCTGCGGCGCGTATTTCTCCGCGAACGCCGCGACGCCCTGTTGGTCAAAAAATCGAAGCACCCAATGCGGGTGAGCTCCTCAACGAAGGCCATGATCTGGCCCATCGTCGGGTCGACATCGAGCCAAACTCCAAGATTCTCTTCGTCGAGAATCTTCTCAGCCCACAAGTCGAACGAGCCCGCATTGAGCGCGGTCATCGCACTGGATGGCCACTCCTCCGACGACGGCACCGTGATGATCGTCTCGCCGGGGCCGAGCGGCGCTCGGAACATCAACGGCCCGGCTTCGACCTGGGCTTCTTCCTTCATCGCATGCAACGCTGACTCGTCGCCGTCGCGGAGTTCGCTAACCATCGTCATGATCAGCTCGCCGCCAGCGCCGCGACGATGTTGTACTCATACACGGCCTCGCCGGTCGAGTCCGGGTAGGCGGTAAGAGTCACCCCACGCGAGATGACCTCACCAGAGGCGGCCTTGACTTCCTTGCGCCCGGACACCTCCACATCCGGGCAGCAGTACCGGGTGTGGTTCGAACCGTCGACGACGTCGAACACCGCCGTGTAGCGGACGATGGACGACGACCCGTAGGTCGTGTTGATCGTCCCTGTTGCACCCACGGTGACCGACGCGAGGGTTTTCTTCGAGTACAGGGCGACCGTGACTGCGTTGGTTTCCAAGAACGTGATTTCGAAGGTGTTCTTCTCGTCCGTGATCAGGGTGCGCTGCACCTGGCCGGACCCGTATGCCTTGATGTCTTTGCTGGACATGTCCGGCTTGAATGTCAGACCGTCCTCGGTGACCAGTCCGGCATCGAGAAGATCGACGTCGAGTACGGCGGTCGCTGAAGTTGGCAGGGTGGTTCCGGCCGGGCCGAACCACGCCAGTGCGCAGCCGTCGGTTCCTCCGGCGCTTACACCAGCGAGAATGTTGTCTTTGTCGCCCATGACGGACTTCCCCTTTCGCGGGGTAAAGGTGGACATGAAGAATGCCCGCATGGGCGGGCTGCTGGCCGGTTGCCAGAAGAATGGCGGTTATCGGCGGGCTGCGATTACCGCGCGGCCGAGGATCCGTTGCCGCTTCATGTGCTTGGTGCCGTGTTCCAGGAAGTAGGCGTAGGTGGCGACGTTCGCGACTCGGCACCAGGCTTTGCCGTCGCGTATGCCGGACCAGATTCGCCATTTCCGGTAGTAGTTGCCGGTCCGGTAGGGGCCGGACCATCTGGCGTAGTTGATGGTCCGTTCGCCCTTGCGGTGCACCGCTTGCACCATTTTCGGGGTGGCGAGCATGCGCTTGAGCCCCGCCCGGTTGGGCACATACCTAGCACCCATCAACCATGAACCGTGATCACGTAGGCGGCCTGTACGCGGCGGATCGCACTGTTGTCGTACGGCCGTTGTGCCGGGCGTTGCGTGGTACGGGTCCGGGTGATCGTCGCGTCGGAGGTGGTGTAGCCGGGCAGTTGGTGGACGATCAGGCCCCGGATCTGTTCCGCCAGGGTCTTCGACGCGTCAAGGGTGGGCGTGTACACGTCGAGGTCCAAGCTGACGTCGTCGAGGCACAGATCATGGTCCGAACCGCCGTAGGTGACGATCTGAACCAGCGGCATCGCATAGGCCAGATTCGACGGCAACCGGTCATCCGTAGTGTATGTGGTGGCGACAACCCCAACGGTGGGCAGCCACGCCACCAGCAGCGCGTCAACATCAACGAACGCCACAGGGCACCCCCTCAGAGAAGATCGTCGCCCCAAGTCGGTGGGGTCGGGAACCCGTACAGCACCTGCACAGCCCCAGCCGAATCAGTGGTGTCCTCGCCACTGAGCGCCCGGTTCGCCACATCCAAATCGGAGCGCATCGCCAACGCCTGCTCGTACAACCGCTGGGCGGTGTCAACATCGGCGTCCCGGTCGGGGAAACCGCGTTCGACCCCCGCTGCGGCGTACACGGCTGCGGTCGCGGCGGCCATCGTTTCCAGACTGGCGCTGATCGGCCCGGTAGCGACGAGCACCCACGCGCATGCGTCGTCTACCAGCGAGGTGACATGGTCAGCGTTGGGATTCGTCTCGGCCGTGAAGGTTCGCTGGTGAGTGCCGTCCACGGTCGACAAGGTACGGGCTGGCACGTAGGTGGCCACCCTGGCGAGATCCGGCGCCCAGGTTGGTGCGGTCAAAGCATTCTCCTCGCCTCGTCAACCAGGGACCGCATCCCGTCTGGGGTGCGCACGGTTTGATACCTGACCAGCAGGGCCTGATTCTGCGGTGATCCAACATGGCGGTTTCGGCGCGGCTGCGGCGGATGCCACAGGTGGTACAGCGGCATGGCGCCCCGCCATGGTGAGCCGACGAGCTTTTCCAGGGCCAGCCCCCACGCCTCGTCCTCACCACCCCAGCCCAGAAAGCGGGGATCCAGGGGGATAGACCAGAATGTTTCGGCTGGTATGACGACAATCCCGCCGCCGGGAACCCCAAGGTAGGGTGCCTGCTCTACCGGCAACACAACCCCCGGCGCATCACCGCCCAACACCGCCGCAGTGGCATCCTCAGCCAGCCGACACACGTTGCCGTGCGGAACCGCCCACCTAGCGCCGGCCTCAACGGCGGCAACAGCGTCAGCCACCCAGTCGCACCACACATCCCCATCAGCGATCACAATCGTGTCGGCATCCGTGCGGGCCAGTGCGTCAACTACCGCATCAGCTTTGCACCACGGCCCATCTGGTTCCGCGCCGAGCAACACTGGCCATTCGGGATGGTTGGTGGCCCATCTGCCCCACACCCATTCCAGAGCCCGCTCCCGATGGGAGCATCCGCCCCGCCACGGGATGATGACCGCGACGCTCAACCGTTCCACCGGAGGTAGGGTGCCGGATCGTGGATCAGCCCCGAATCGAGTGGGGCGAAGTGCCAAAAGTGGCGACGGAAATGATCGTGCAGTGCTTCAACCCCATGCCGGTCGGCGGCCTCTGCGTACAGCCGCCAATGTGCGCCCACCCCAGCTGGGAGAGTCGTAGCGGCGAGCGCCGCCGCCCCCTGCTGCGCCTTGCGAGCGAACTGCTCAGGCGTCCGGTACGGGAAGTGGCGGATCTCTAGCAGGACCACAGCGGGGTGAGGATGCCCTGGGAGGTCTACGCCGTGGTTTCCCTCGTGGAGGGTGGCTCCCCGCCGCCACCGGAATGCGACCTTCGGCAGCCGGGACGGGTTTTGGTCACGCCACGCCATTGTTCGGAACGGGTCCGCCCCGGGCGGGTCTACGGCGGTCGACCAGTGGTTGAACAGGTCTGCGGGTGCGATGTTTCCGACGGCGAGCGCCAGCACATCGGCGATCCGCCCAAGGGGCGAGTACCACAGTTCGTCGGCGTCGAACGGCACAACCCAGTCAGCACCGGCCTCCCCAGCGCGTTCCGCCAGGGCCGACATTTTCCTGCCCTGGTAGTGGGCGGGGTCGGGATCGTCCACGACGGTCAGTGGTAGCTCGTGTGCCAGCTGGTCAAGGATGCTGCGGGTGCCGTCAGTTGACCGATTGTCGGCGACGATCAGGTGGTCCACCTCGGCGGCCATGTGACGGATTGTTCCTTCGACCACGTCGGCTTCGTCGCGGACCATCGAGATCCCAAAGGTGGTCATCAGTAGTCCTTGCTTTGCTGGTGGCGGCGGTGTCCGATGTGCCGCACCCACACGCCGGAGTCACGCGCACCCCAGTAGGCGAACCGCACCCGCTCGCCGCTGATTTGCGGGGTGCCGTCGCGGCGGAGCGTCTCGGTGAACGTGTCTTCGCTGTAGCGTCCGTCAATGTGTCCAGGCCAGCCCATGGTTAGCAGATCGGTGCGGTACAGGCACGGGTTGCAGGTCCAGTAGGCGGAGTGTTCCAACCAGGCCCGGCCCTTGGTGTCGCAATGGTCGGTGTACCAGTCTGGATGCTGCTCGACCACCCCGCCGGCCGCCTCCTCCAGGGGGTTGCAGGGCTGGCGGCGTAGCGCTACCTGCGCGTATTCGGGATGGTCGTCAAGGAAGCCCATCAGCTGATCAACGTTGGTGGGGTGGGTGAACACGAAGTCCTGCTCCAGATGAAACACAAACCGGGCATTGCTGCGTTCCCGCAGGATCCGCCACGCCGCCTGGATCGCACCCGCACAGCCCTGCCTAAACCCACCATCAATGTGCCGGAACTGCGGATACCGGCGGGCGAGACCGCCCCGATAGGTAGGGTCTCCGGTGTCGTCGAACATCCACCGCTCGACGATGTCACCAGCAAGCTGGGAGTCTGCGGAGGCCACGCACTGTTGCAGATAGTCATCACGGCCGTCGGTGATTATCAGCAGTGCCACGCTCACGCCGCACCTCCGGTTGCGAGGATGCCAAGCGCTTCCCGGAGCCGCCCCGGATCACTAATGTTGATGTTCGCGGCGGCGGTCGGATCTAGCGGCGGAACCACAACATGATCGACCAGTGGGTGATGTGGGCGCGTCGGGCACTCATCTACCCCGATAAGCTGCTCGTGAAGCTTCTCCCCCGGACGCAGCCCGGTGAACACAACCGGCGCATCAACGCCCATGAACCGGGCCATGCGCTTGGCGAGGTCAACGATCCGCACCGGGGATCCCATATCCAACACCAGGGCCTCACCAGCGTCACCAACCGCGCCAGCGTGAATAACCAGCTGCGCAGCCTCATCAGGGGTCATGAAGTATCGGTCGACGTCAGGGCTGGTGATGGTGAGCGTGCCCCCATCGGCCAGCTGCCGCGCGAACACCCCCAGCACCGAACCGCGGGATCCGATGACGTTCCCGAACCTGACGCTCACATACCGCAGCGGCGTGTACCAAGCAGTCATGCGCTCAGCGATGCGCTTCGACGCTCCGAGCACGCACGTCGGATCGCAAGCCTTGTCGGTTGAGACGTTGACGAGGGTTTTCACCCCGACCTGCTCCGCAGCCGCCAGCACGTTCGCGGTGCCCCACACGTTCGTTTTGACGGCCTCAGCCGGCTCACGTTCCAAGATGGGCTGATGTTTGAGGGCTGCGGCGTGAAACACGATATCCGGTTTATGCTCGGCGAACACGTCGAAGAGTCGCCGCCGGTCGCGTAGGTCGGCGAGCGCCAGCGTACCCATGTTGTTGACGGTGGCATTGGTGGCTAGCAGGGTGGATTCGCCATGCCCAAGCATCACAAGGAATTCTGGGCCATGCCGGTACACCTGCCGACACAACTCGGAGCCAATCGAACCACCAGCACCGGTGACTAGCACCCGCCGCCCAGCGAGGTATGAGCCGTCAACAGCAACGCTGATTGGCTCACGTCCCAACAGTCGCCCCAGGTCAGACACGAATCTTCCTTCCGGCCGCGAGCGGGATACCGTCGATGTTGAATCCGTTAGCTTCAGCGACGGCGAGGTGATGGCGTCGCGACTCCTCAGCGGTATACCGGCCACGGGAGTTGGGGTGGACGTTGGCGCGGTAGACAGCGCCGGAGGCTGGTTTGATGGTGGCCCCGGCAAGGTGGCAGCGTAGCCACAGGTCCCAGTCTTCCCACCCGAAGTCCCGCCATCCGCCTACGTCGCGGAGGAGTTTGGTGCGTGCCATGGCGCCGATGACTATCCAGTTCCCGCAGGGCAGGCACTCTGCCGAACAGCTGTGGTGGTGGCCGACGACCTTCGGCATGGATGGTGCGGGCAGTCTGTTGGGGTTGGTGACGTAGCGGACGACTGGCACCCGAATGTCGGCGTCGACTGTTGCCATGGCGTCTAGGTAGCCGGATTCGAGCTCGTCGTCCGCGTCGAGGTAGATCACATGCTCGGTTTTAACCTGATCAAGGCACGCGTTCCGGGCGCCATGAATGCTGGCGCCGTGTGCGTACACGACCGGGGCGCCCGTGGCGTACGCCGAGGGGAGAGCGTGCTGTTCGGCCACCTGCCGCCAGTGGTCGGCGCCAAACGTCGCGACAGCAATGGTCACCCCCGCCACAGCCGTCTCCTCTGGTTGAAGATCACACGGCCGGTGGTCATGCGCTGCGACTGCTGGTCGTAGATCGCATCCGTGGGGGCTTTCCCCCAGTGTGGGTGGAGGTGTTCGACGTGGGAGTCGAGCGCCATCGCCCACGCGCCGCGGTGTTTCGCGGTTCCGATGAGCTCATTGTCGCAGTTCTTTGAGGCGTAGCCCCATGCAACATAGTTTCCGGTTGTCGTCGTCATTGATACAACGTCGCCAGCACCGTCAGGCTCTACTGAAACAATTTTGTCGCGTAAGCCGAACCTACGGCCACCAATTATCTTGTTGGCAATCGAATGTCGTTTGACCGGCTGACAGCGAAGAAGAAAGTTGAGATACCCCTGCCTTCCGCCCGTCAGGGTGAAATGGTGGGAGTTCTTTCTATTTCCGATTGTGTACGTTATGTCGAGCTTGCCGAACGCGGCACAGATTGCCGCATGCACCTCAGGGTTGGCGACAGGGCACTGTGCGATCTCGATCCATGAGCCCTCTCCGTCGTAGATTCCTCCGAGCCATCCGGCCATACGTTCAAGATCCGGCGGGACCTGGGGTGGCATATCAGCCACGTGCATCAAGGTGCGCCCGACCTTTGGTGTAACCCATTGCGGATAGTCGACCCAACGCTTGTTGGCTGATGGCGTCCAGACAGCGTTGTACCACCTGTGGTCTGGGGTGCACCGGAATGTGCGCCCGGACTCCATGGACACCCTGACTATCTCTGACTGGCGCGTCGATATTGCTAGCACCTCGGCGGTACAGAGTCGGTTGAGACTGAACGAGCTGCCGTCTGGGGTGAACCGCTCCCATCCCATTACCTGATCTCCGACTCGCACATCACCCAGCGAACGGAATGTCAAGTCGCCCATCCACACTGGCGCTTCTGGAGGATTGCAGTACTCGTGGGGGTATCCCTCGTGGAAGATTGCCCCCGGCTGGTCGATGGTGCCGTGCTGGTTGGCGTACGCCCTGGTGACGAGGAAGTGTGTGGCGTGCTGGCCGGCCATGACGCGGGGATTACCAAGGTCGTTGGTTCCGACCACCCCGACCCCGAAGCGAAGCTTGGCCATGGCAGCTTCGAACCACCCGCGGTGAAAGAGAATGTCGCACGCACCGGTGAAGATGAGTGGTTCGGTCGTCGCCCGGTAGCCGGTGTTGATTTTCCGGGCGTAGTCGCCGACAGGCTCGAACGGCACCGTCAGCCGCTCGCAATCCACCTCATCGACAGCCGCATGCACATGATCGTCACCCGGGGATACCAGAAACAGCGCCCGCGCACCCGGGGTAGCCTCCCGTATCGATTCTACGAGTGGGGCGACCGTGTGGGGGCGACCCAGCATGGGAACCAGGATTACCAGGTCAAGCATCGGTCTCCCCAGATTGTTGGGGCGGCGGGGCCTCGACCGCCGCCCCAGGTATTCATCGGGTCATGAGCTCGATCAGCTCGTCCCTGGTGGCCGCTTCGACCTGTGCACGGTCGTAGCCCTCACGGACGGCGTATTCGACCCATACCGGTTGGCCGTGGGTTCGCTTCGGCGCCGAGCCGTCCGTGGGGAGTTTCGCCCGAGCCTCCGCGCGGCGTTTCTCCAGGTCGTCATCTGACGTGTTGGCCCCGGAGCCTGTGGTATCAGGAGTGACTGGCTCCTTACTGTTGCTGCCAGGGTCCGGCGCGTCCCAGCCCGGCCCGATCTGTTCCACAGCACCGGGCAGGGGCAGGATCAGCCCAACATCGAGCAGATGATCGATCGTGGCCTGCTCAACATCCGGCGGCAGTAGTGCCCCTTTGAGGAGCCCGACCACCGTCGGCCCGTTCATGGTCGCGGTCTTCACCGTGGCGTAGTGGCCGACAACCCGGTATTTGGGTCTCATCAGCTACCCGCCGTGCTGGTGATCCGGATCGCCGCACCCGGCTCCTGCACGACCGGGACGGTGAGACGCCTAGCCCACATGTCCCACGCGTCCGCCTTCGCGATCCGTTCGGTCTGAACCTGCACACCCATCTCAGCGACGGTGTATCCGGGGTCGACCTCGGTCTCGTCGGCCATCCCGCCGAGCTGCTTGCTGTCGAGGATCCACACGTCGTCGGTGGGGAGATTCCCCGAACTGGTCTTGAGGATGGTCAACCCGGCAATCACTTCGATCTCGCCGGTGTACACCGGGTTTTCGGTGGTTTCCCGACGCCGCAGGTTGTTGATTTTGTCGTCGGACGCGAACTCCGCGTACCGGCCGGTAGACATCAGGATCGTGTCCGGCTTGTAGCCCTGATCCAGATCCTCAACAACACCAACAGCGCGTTCAATGTCCCGAAGGATCGTCGCGCTGGTCAGGTCACTCCACACCGCCGTAGCAGTCTGCGTCTGGGTGACGGCGGCTGCGATCGCCGCGATGGTCAGCCGGTCGACTTTCCGGATGACGGTATTGAGGAGCTTCCGCAGACTGCGGTCGACTTCCTCACCCATGTACACCGAGCGCTTGATCTTCTCGTCGGTGACCCGAACCGCCTGACCCCACTTGGACACAGCGGCGGTCGCGGCAGTGCCGTTCGCGGTCGTGTCCCTGGGGTATTCGGCACCAGGGGTAACGGCGCTGATCTCACGCTCGTTGTACACCGGCTCGGAAACCTCGTACAGCACCGCCCCACCCGAGGAGCGGAATCGCTGAGTCAGGAGCTGGTCGGCTACGAATCGCAGATCAGCGAGGGTCCGCAGCCGGCGGCGGATCTGCGTCGGCGACTGCAAAAGCCGGTGGATGGTGAGAAGGTCACCGGAGAGGGTTCCGGGCGCCGGGGGATACGTTCCGGGCATTTGTTCACGTCCTTCACTTCTGCCCGGTTTCCGGGCACGACGGTATGACCCACGCACCCCGTGCTGGGCCTGAAGCTGTTCGAGGGGATACCTCGTCCCACAACGCGTGCGGGACGAGGCTGGCTAAACCTGCATCCACTCCACGGCAGCCGCGCTTGCCGCAGTGGTCAGGGCGACCCCAACAACGGAGCGGGCACTGTTGATGTCAGCTGCGGCGTCGCCGGTAGCAGCGGCGAGCGCGGCAACCTTCCCAGCGGTGGCGGTGACCAGCTGATCCCCGGCGGTGATTGACCCGGAAGCGGTGGAGATGTGCACCGGGCCACGGCCGGTCATGGTGACCAGCGCCCCAGATGCGGCGTCACACAATGCGGTACCAACCCACGCGGCGGACGCGGCGGACGACGCTGCGACGGTGCCGTCACCGGACACCACCAGCTGCTGTCCTCCGGTCACGACACCGGAGGTGGTGGCGGTGATGGTGTCACCGGGCAGATATTTCGGGCTGTATTCGCTCACTTGCTGGCTCCCGTCGGGGCGAAGAGGCGGTCGAACTCGGCGTCAGCGTCACCAGCGAGCTCGGTGTTGCCGGACTGTCCGACTGGGGTGACGGGCACCTCGGATCCGGCGGCGCGGGCGGACAGGATTTCCTGGGTCACCTCAGGTGCCCGGTCGTAGCGGCCCTCCCACTCCTCGCGTTCGGCTGGCTTGAGGCGACCGGTGGCGACAACCCCGTCGAAGAACAAGCGCTTGTTGTCGGCGGCGCGGCGCTCCACATCCTTGGCCTGCGCGGCGCGAACCTCAGCGAGCTGCTCAGACAGCCGCCGCGCTTCCTCCCGCCACTGGGTGGTGGCGGCTTTGACGCGCTCGTCAACGTCTTCGGCGGCCGCGACGGGCTCGGTCGTGGTAGTGGCGGTTTGGCGCAGGTCGTCGATCGCGGCGAGCACGGCGGCCTCGTCGGCGTCGTCGGGCAGGCCGAGCCGCGAGCGGAATTCGCTCAGGGGCATGTCGTCCTCCAGTGTTGGTTGGCCCGGCTCGGCGGCCGGCTGTTCGGTTGCCGCGGTGGCGGTGGGTTTGTCTGGTCTGGATTCGGCGCGAGTGGCGTATACGGTGGCCCTGGTCGCCGTTACTGGTTCGGTGGCGGTGTCGACGTAGCGGACCACGACCTCGACCGGTTCGCCGAATGTGAAGGTGTCCTCGCCGCTGACGGTGACGGGTATCCGGTAGTGCTTGCCGGTGTCGTCGTCGACGACGATCAGTTGTAGGGGGTCAAGGTGAATCTCGGTGATCCACTTTGACCAGTCGGCCTGCTCGTAGTAGCCCCTGCGAACATCCTCGGTTGATACGGCGGCGGCCACCGTCGTTGGCTTGGGCATGCTGCTCCTTCCCGCCACGGTGGCGAGTCGCTGGGCGTCTGCGGTGGTGGGGATGAGAGCGATCATCGCCCCGGTGTGCTCTTGGGCGTCATCGCCGTCGTCGTCTTTTTTGGCTCGGATCGTGGCGCGCACCAGCTGGCCTTCCCCGGCGGCGGCATCCACCCCGAACAGGCTGGCGACGTCTTGGAGAGATTCGAGAGGCCCGACAGCTGGGGCTGCTACCCCTAGCAGAGCGACCGCTGTCAGCACGAAGGGGTGGGTATGGCCGAGTTGGCATCGGTGGCCGTACTCGCCTTCGATGGATCGATCTGGCCACGCCGAAGCGAGGACACTGTTCCCGGCGGAGTCTTTCGCGGCGAGCCATCCGGGTAGGCCCCGATAGTCCCCGACGAGGATTTGGTCTCCCTCGACGTGGAGGTTGTCGATCCAGCCGATGGCGGGTTCGCCGTCGAATCTCGGGTCGGTGTGTCCGATTTTGATGATTGGTTTTCGGATCGATGGGCAGTCGAGTGCGGCGACGGCTTGGTTCAGGTCGTCGAGGGTGACGTCCCATTGGCCGGTGGAGGCTGGCCAGGATCCGACGTGGATGAGTTCGACATTGTGGAGGTCGACGAGGGGTGGTGGGGTTGGTGTGGTTACGTCAGGCATGGTCACCCCCGTTTTTTGTGTGGGTTGAGCAGGGTAAACGGCGTGTAGTCCACGCTTAGCCAAGATCTGGGTGTGGTTGGTGTGATTGGATACGTCGAATTGGGTGCCGGGTCATGCTTTGACGGCGAACAGGATTCCGCGACAACGCTCTCGGCCAAGGCATGCCGTGCACTGCCCGTTGGGGCGATCCGCTTTCGCTTCTGCGTAGGATCCGTAGCGGACCCCATCCACCTTCCCGCATGGATCACATCGACTTTGGTCGTTCACCTCACTGGCGATAAAGACGACCCCATCCTCACCACGCGCGGCGACCATCGCGTCATAAGCCGCCATCCGAGCCGTACCCTCAACCGAAGCAAGCGCCGACGCCATCGACGTCACAACCCAGTTCGGCTCTGCGGTCGCCAGTCGATCCAACTCAACACGGGCCGCAGCCTCAGCCGCGGCCTGATCCGTACCAGCACTCAGCGCAGCCCGGGTAGCCCCGTTGACCATCCCAGACGTGATCAGCTTCGCGGCTACTCGCGCATTTCCGTCTATCACCTCGGCATCAAGGCCGGGTAGATCCGTCGACAACCCGAGACCATCCAGCTCAAGCGACACCCGGTCGGTGACCGTCTCAGCCGCCGCCGCGAACACCTCGCCCAGCATGCTGCCCAACGCCTCAACAGCCTCATCCGGTACCGCAACGTCCACCAGGCCAGCAACCCCATCAACGGCCAGCCCGAACACGATCGCCGTGACGATTCCAGCGGTGATGGTTTCCGCGATCGGCGGCCACTGCGCAACCAGATCCTGCCGTGCCTGGTCGTGCTCGTCGGCGATCGCGGCGAAGTCAACTCCGGATGCCAGCTCATCCGGGGTGAGTTCCCGGTTCGGTGCCGCCGCGGCGATCGGTAGGGCCATCTGCGCCGGGGCCTTGCGTCGCTGTCGACGCTTTGCTGTCACGGACGGTTCCGGAGGTACCGAAGGTTCTTCCTGTGCTGGCGGTTCCGGTAGAGTCTTCCGTTCCGGTAGCCGCCACGTCTTACGCACCCACGCCTCAAGGGTGGGCTCCGCAGACAATGCCCCGGACGCGAGCAGGCTGTTCAGGGCTTCGGCGGTGACTTCCTGCCGGGAGCCGACGTCGGCGACGGTGACGGCCGGGACGGGTTCGTCGTCGCCCCAGTTCCAGGCCACAACCCGGGCCGCGACTTGGCGGGTGACGGTGTCCGCAACCTGGTCGGCGGTGGATTGGAGCGCCAGTAGGAACAGGTCGACGAATGATTCACCCAGCGCCCGGGACCCGTTGGCGGTGTCGCCGAGGTCCATGAATCCGGCTAGGACCATCTGAGACATTTGCTGGTCCAACCAGCGAATGAAGCCGAGCGCGTCTGGGGTGGATCCAGACAGGCCCCGTAGCACCAGCGCAGCCCCGGGGGGGAGCGCGGCCCCTGCCTGGTCACCAACCCGGGCCTGCTGCGCGACCTGCAACGCTGCGGCTTGCTGCGCCGGGGTTGGGCTGGTTCCAGCAGCCCACTCCACGGTGGGCACACCCATGCTGAAGCGCCGCACGGAGGTGGCGAGAACCCTTTGGGCTTCGCGTTTCAGTAGCCACGGCGCGAACGCTGGCCGAAGCAGCGACACCCCGGCCCAGTTGGTGCCCTCGCGTTCGCGGGAGTACCAGCACAACCTATCCGCGCTGATCTCCGGGGGCTTGTCCTCACCTCGGGAGTCCTGTGACACCCCGGTGAGAGCGCCCTGCCGATCCACGTGGATGGTGCTGATCGTGGCCTGGGGGCGTTCCAATAGGCCGACCAGCCGGGCTTGGCCGGACGAGGTGTCGGCGTTGAGTTCGAACCCGGCGTGGCCGAAGTCCAGTGTGTTGAGCGCCAGCCGGAGGTGTTCCGCCCAGGACACCCCACGCACTCGGGCCGCACCCGGCCGATCCACGCCAGCAACTGGTAGGCCAAGGTCGTCGGCGACCAGTTGCACAACCTCGGGCCGGCAGCCGGCCGGGCTCAGGGTCCAGGTGGCGCGTTCGATTGGCAGCTTGTATGCGGCGAGGATCGCCGTCAACCTGGGGTCGCGGCGCATCTGCGCGAACGTCTGAATCGACGTGGGCCATAGAACATCGGGGACGGTTTCGAGGACGTCTCCGAGGCTGTAGGTCCACAGGTCTGAGGTGTAGCCGATCGGGGCGGTGGGGGCGGTCAACTGGCACCCCCTCTACATCGGCACGGTCATGAAGTCGATTTCGCCGGTTAGTTTGGGTGCTGGCTTCGGTGGTGGTGGGGTCCACTCGGCGACCGCGACCCGCGCGGCGTACCCGACGTTGTCACAGATGTCGTCGTGGCGTCCGTTCGGGAACGACGCTGTCTCGTCCAGGAAGATCTGTAGCCAGAAAGCGTCGGCTGGCAACCAGATCCTGCCGGCTGCGGCTTTCGCCGAGGCTGGCAGTGCTCGGGTGAGCTTGTCGACGTCCGCCGTCAGCGGCGAGAGAGGTACTCCGCCCCGGGTTGCGTCAGCGGCGAGGGTGGTGCCGTACTGGGAGCGCTCAACGAACACGGTGTCCAACTGCCAACGTTCCACCAGGGGCCGTACGAGGTCGTAGTGTCCGCCTTCACCAACCTGCTGGCGGACCATATCTAGGGCGACGATGTCGCCGTCGAGGGTGATGGCCCATGCGATGAACACTGTCCAGTCGGCTGTGGTGCGGGTGGATGCGGCGAGGTCTGCGGTTGCGAATCGCCAGCACTCCTTCAGAGGCCAGATTCTGCCGCCGCAGTCGATGCGCTCGCCGTAGTGTTTGGGGGCTGGGTGCCAGTACCGCCACCACAACCTTTTGAATAGGCCGCCTTCGGCCGGTGCTGGGCGCTGTTGGTAGAGCGCCGCCCACACGTAGGGGCCGACCGACTTCTTGATTGCCGCCCAGTCTCGGTCACCCCGCGCGGAGACCATGAACTCGCCAATGGGGCGGCCTAGGGGATCATCGGCGGAGTCGGCTTGGGCTGGGATGGAGACGACTTTCCAGCGCCCACCTTTGGTTTGGTCGCCTTCACCGTCAGCGGTTAGTAACCAGCCGGCCATATCCGATTCGTGCCAGCGGGTTTGGATCAGTAGGCATTTCGCACCCGGGCCGAGTCGGGGTACGGCGACGCCTTGCCAGAAGTCGACGCATCGTTTTCGGTACGCTTCGGATTGGGCTGCGGCGAGGTCTTTGATGGGGTCATCAATACAAAGGTCATCGACGGGTTTCCCTGTAAGGGCGCCGGAGATTCCCACACAATAGACGCCACCAGCATGCTTATCGACCTGCCAACGGCCAGCAGCCCGAGAATCACCACGCAACCTTATTCCGAGATCAATCGTCCCGTCCGTGCCATCGAACGATTCCACCAGCTGTTTGATGTCCGAACCCCACCGGCGGGCCATTTCGTCGCTGTAGCTGACAATGGCGATACGCCGATCCGGATCGTCGATCAGCCGCCACAACGGGTACCACTTCGAGCAGAGCGTTGACTTACCCTCTTGGGGGCTGACCGCCACCAGGAGCCGTGTTTCGCCGGTGTCAGCCAGCTCCACCAAACACCGGTTGATGTGCTCCAGCGCCGGGGTGCGCACCATCGTCGGGTCGAGTGCGCATGCCAAGTCCAGGGGTGATGCCCATCGCCGTGGCCGGGGAGGTTCCGGCTCGAACAGCCTGGCGGCAGCCTCCCACGGCGACACGGTTGGTGCGGTGAGGATCGACACGCGACCCCCTCTAGGCGATGGCCCTCAGGTGTTTCGGCACCACATCGGGCACCATCGCGCGTTGCTCGGCGGTCAGCTGTAGGTCGTCCAAAATGGCGCGGATCACGGTTGCGAGCATTGCCCCTTGTGATTCGGCCAACTGGACGCGGCGTTCTTCAATACCGGCCGCGATCGCGGTGCGGGTGACGTCAACCAAGTGTTTGCGTTCGGCCCGGTAGAGGACTAGCCACGCGTGGGGTACGGCCGCTTCGGTGACATCGACGCCGGGCCTTTCCGTGGCGGTTTTGTCGACCGTCCTGGTTCTGCTCCAGATCAGGTCGTCGCCGCCGAGTTCGCGGATTCGTTCGCCGAGCCATGCGACGTGTCCGGCGGTGCGGTGCACTTCCCCGAGCAGGGCGTCTACGGGATTGATCTCGACGGGTTCGCCGTAGGTTGCCATAGCCCTGCGAGCTAATGCCTGCTGACCAGCCTTGTTGTGCGACGTGGTCGATCCGCCGTGGAACTTGCATTTGCCTTCGCCGGGGTGGCTTGTTCCCCATCCTGCTGGGCGTTTGCAGGTTTCGCCGGGTTCTCCTTGGCGTCGTTTCGCGCCGCATTTGACGCCACGGCTGAGGCTACGATCTCTGGGCGTTTTGTCAGTTGCCATGACCGACTACGTTAACTTATCCGTATTGTTCCGCATGGGCGTTGTATGTCTTGGGTGTCGTGTTGGATGCGGATCCATACGTGCCATGTTCCGTCGGTGAGGGTCTTTGTTCCTCCGGGGCCTATGAGGCAGTTGGCGTAGTGGGTGCCGTTGCTGCCGCTGGTTTCCCAGGTGGCCATAACCCAGTCGCCCGCTGTGGGTTCGTCGTCTACGTCGGCGAGGAATGCGGCGCTGACGGTTGCGGTGGTGGGGTCTCCTGGTAGCCCGTTTTCGGTGACGCGTACGGGGATCCGTACGGGTTCGGTGGAGACGGATGGGATGGTGGTCACCGGGCGCATCCTATGTGCCATGCCGTGGTTGGGGTGCCGACGCGTATGTGGAGGGTGGTGCGTGCCCCGGGTCCGAGGGTGGTTGCGACGTCTACGAGGTGCACGGTGTCGCTGGTGAGTCGTGTGAGCGCGGTGTGGGCGCTGGCTAGGGCGGCGAGTGCGAGGGTGTCGGCTGTGGTGAGCGTGTGCCCGGTTCCGGAGGTGCTGGCCGCGTCCGCAACGGTGAGGGTATCGGCTGCCGCGAGGGGTGTGCTGGTCGCGGAGCCTGCTGTGTCGGCGAGGGTGAGGCTGTCGGTGATGGCCCGCCATGCGGCGGTTGTTCGGCTGGTTTGGTCGCTGGTGGCTAGCTGGTCGCTGATGCCACGGGTGGTTGCGAGGGTTCGGGTGGCCGTGTCGCTGGGGGTGAGTGTGTCGGTGGTGGTGAGGATGGCCCCGGATTGGGCGAGGGCGCTGTCTGTGATGGTGACACTGTCCGCCGTGGTGCGGCCTGTGGTGATGCTTCTGCTGGTTGCGTCGCCCACGGTCAGGGTGTCTGTGGTGGCGCGGGTGTGGGTGACGGTGATGGTGCACGTGTCGGCGATGGTGAGGGTGTCACTGGTGGTGCGGGGGTTTTGGGTGGCCTGGGCGGCGGTGTCGACTGCTGTGATGCTGTCCGCTGTGGCACTGGTGGTGGTGGTGGTTTTGGTGGCGGCATCACTTATGGTGATGGTGTCAGCTACGGCCTGGCTGGCTGGTCCACTGCTGGTTGCGGCTGGGATGAGTCCGGCGAGGGGTGCTCCTGCTAGCGTCGCCCCACATAGCATCTGACCACCGCCCTCGGGTTAGCGCTAGATCACTGTTGGCTGAGGTGTTGGTCCCATGTGGTCCAGGCTTGTTCGGTGATGCGGAGGATGTAGTCTCCGGCGAGTCCTTGGAAGTCTTCTGGGATTGTGTAGTTGTTGATGTCGTAGCCGTAGTTGGCGGCTTCCATTTTTGCGAGTCCACACATGACGTATTCTGCTCTGTCAGCGTCTACGGTTTTTCCCGCGAAAGCTTCTGCGAGTCCGGCGCGTACTGTTGCGGCGAGTTCTTCGAAGGTTGCCATTGGTGTCCTATCCGACTTCTGCCATGTCTACTGATGCAACCCAGCGGATGGTTTTGTCTGCTTCTCCTGTCACTGTTATTGCTAGGCGGTTGCTTGTTGGTGCTGTTATTGCAACACTCCAGGTGGTTGCGCCTGCGTCGCAGAATGTTGTTGTGCCGGCTCCCGTTGGTGTGCCGAGGAGTCTGCAGTTTCCTGTAGCGTCTCTGGTTATTCCGCAGGTGATGCTTGGCCATGCTGCTGCTGTGCCTGACACGTCTGTGCGGTGTGCTGCGATTTTTATTTCGCAGGACATTGTTCTTGTTGCGCCAATGTCGATGTAGTAGATGTTGCTGGAGATTGATAGTTCTGTTGGTGTGGCGTCTGTTGTTTGTGCGGATAGTACAAATCTGCTGTTTTGTGCGTCGCCTTTTGTCGAGAAATACGAGCCAGAGTGACTTGCCTGGGCATATCTGGTCGCGTTTGATTGATATCCGGTTGCGACAGAGTACGATCCGGATGCGGCGCTTCCGTTTCCGGTGGAAAAAGAGGCCAGTCCGGACGATGCGGTGAGGTATCCGATAGCCGCGGAATATGCGCCGCTGGCAGTTGAATATGATCCGACTGCGAAGGAGTTGCCGCCACTTGCCGTGCATGCGTTCCCGGAGGCGGTAGCATTTTCTCCGCTGGCCACTCCGGAGTTTCCACTTACTGTGGAGTAGGCTCCACGCGCATTTGTCCCATACCCTAGTGCGGTGGAGTATCTGCCAGATGCTTTTGTGTTTACCCCACTACCAGGCCCTATGCCAGACCTGGATGTTTTGATCTGCTCTATTGGCATGCTATGCCCGTTCGCAGAAAGCATGCACGATGCATGCTCCGCTCGTTGGTGCCACGGTGATTCCGAAACGGATGTCCCAGTTGGCAGGGAACAGGTGCTCAACGAATGGAATTTCGTACATGAATCCAGATGCTGTCGTGCTGGCTGCCGCCGGATTTGCCAGGTCGACATCTGTGAGGAAATTGATTGTAGAACCATCCGTTGTGAATATGGTGAGAACACTGTCAGCCAGGTCACCGGTTTGAGACAGGATGATTCGTTTGAGTTGCCAGTCTGTGATGGGTGCACCAGCACCACCGGATCCACCCCATGTTGGGGTGGCAAGAGTTCCGGTGCCGTCCCTATTCGTGTTGGCGGTTGATACGCTGGCCCGGGCCACACAGGCCGTTGTCATGTAGACGGGTGCCGCACCCATTAGCGCCCCACCCCAGAATTAAACAGTGCGATATTGATGGCGGTGTCCCACATTCCGGCTGTTATCGCTAGCATGATCTGATCTCCGACGATGACGGTCCGCGCCGATGTTCCTTCCTGCGCGCGGGTGATTGTCAGGGTGTCGCCGGTGCGTGCGGTGCACGACGCGATTTCGGCGTTGCTCGGATCGGGCTGTGATGCGGTGGGCCAGATGGTGACGGGGAATGATCCGTCGGTTGCCGGGTCGGGGAACCGGGTGCCGTGCCCGGTGGCGACTATCAGGGTGGTGCCGGATGCTGCTGGGTCTGGTGCGGTTGCGACGGTGGATATTGCCAGGTTTTTGAGCGTCACGACAGGGTCACCGTTTCGGTGATGGTGGTTGCGTCGCCGCTTGCGTTCAGGGTCGCTGGGGATGCTGGTTTGGTTTCGAATGCCAGGGTTCCGGCTGAGGTGGCGTTGAGCACGCCGATTTTCGCGATCGTGACCGGCAGGCTGTCCGAGCCGTTCGCGGTGAACGTTTTTGTCAGCGTGTACGTTGACGTGCCGTTGGTGTGCGCGTAGGTGGCTTGTGCGCGGACGAGCCCACCCCCGGCGGTGGTGATTTCCCCGGTGAGGGTGGTGTCGGTGGCGACCGGGTCAGCGCTGTTGGCGGTCAATGCGAGGTAGTTCGCGGCGGCTGGCTGCGCTGAGGTGCTTCCGATGGCGGCGGCGATCATGTCTTTGCCGGCGTTGGTCAGCATTCGGTGGTCTCCGTCTCGACGTCGCGGAGTTCGCAGCCCCAGTGGTCGGCGAGCGCCCGGCCTAGGGTGGGGTCGTTGGCCGCGACCCATGCGGGACCTGCCGCGTTGGAGTGCGCTTCCCATAGGGATTGGTGGGTGATCGTGGTGAGCGCTTCGACGAATTTCATTCCCTCTGGGGTGACGACTTTGGTGCACCTTTTTCCGTCGAGGGGGGTGCGGGTGCGGGTGCCGTCTTGCTGGGTGCGTTGCTCGACGGCGTCGCTGTTGCCGAGGTAGACCACATAGGGCACGGTTGGCCCCCCTTTCTGGGATGTGGTTTTGGTGTGCGTGGGGCGCCGTGGCAGGGATCGGTTGGGCGCCCCACGCGTTCCCACACCCGCCAGAGGTGGTTTTTGGGTTATGCGGCTTGGGTTTTCCGCCAGGAGTGGCCGCTGGTGCGGGTTTTGGCTTCTACGTGGCAGAGTTCGGCCCAGTCGTAGAGGGGGGAGCGTCCGCGTTTGCCTTGGATACGGATTCTTCCCTGGGCGCGCCACACGCAGATGAGGTGGCGGCTGACGCTTGGGATGAGGGTGGCTGCTTCGGTCGCGGTGACGAGCGCCATGGTCTGCCCACCACCTTCGATGGTTTTTGGGTAGACCTGTCCCTGCGCTGATGTTAAACCGGGGTTGATCAGGCCGCAAGCGGGGGTTCGGCGGTGTCGCCCGGTTCGCTAGCGCGGCTGGTGCGCTGCTGGTCGGCGAGGGTCTCGACCCATTCGGTGTATTCGTCGGCGGTGAGTAGCCGGTTGCAGTTGTCGCATTCGATCCAGTCGGATCCGTTGCGGCGAATGAGGGCCAGGTATTCGCAGCTGGGACAGGTGATTCCTTTTTTGTAGTCGGGGATGTCGACGAGGCCGTTGATTCGCATGAGGGTTGCCCGTAGGGCGCGTAGGTCTTCGGCGAACTCGGCGATGGCGGTGTGGTTGTCGCAGGCGTCTTCGATGCGTGGGGTGAGCCAAGCACAGAGTTCGGCCACGGTGGGGATGGGGAGTTTCTCGCGCTTGCCGCGCTGGTTGGCCCAGTCACGCACCCAGCTGTCGAGGGTGCTGGCGATGGGGAGGTTTCCGATCTGGTCGTTGTCCCAGCCGGCTACGGGGTTTGGTACGCGTGCGGTTGCGGTGAGGTCGAGTATGTCGACGTTGGTGGGGGCGTGGCCTTCGGTGGTGCCGGTGACGCGGGTGCCGTGGTTGGCGGCTAGGGCGGCGTGGGTGGGGTTGGTGTTTTGGAGGGTTTGGTGG